GTAGGATTTCATGCTGATGGATACCCTTACGAAGATTGGTACTATCATCCTGATGTTGTTGATATTCCAAAAGAGATGTTAACAACTAAAGATACTAATTTTGTGTTTGATTATTTTATGAACCCTCTGATTACTAAAAAGGACTAAAATGATAACTGTAGTTGCCACGGGCGGCTTTGACCCAATTCATTCAGGACATATTCAGTATTTAAAAGATGCGTCATTATCTGGTACTCAACTTATTGTTGGCGTTAATTCAGACGAATGGCTTATAAGAAAGAAAGGTAGATTCTTTATGCCGTTTGAAGAAAGAGCAGCTATTGTTTCAGAACTTGCTTGTGTTGATAAAGTAATTTCTTTTGACGATTCAGATGGAAGCGCGATACATTGCTTAGAACAGGTTAAACTTTTATATCCTTCAGATACTATTATATTTGTAAATGGTGGTGATAGAACATCAGACAACATCCCTGAGATGGCAGTAGAAGGTATTGAGTTCGAGTTTGGAATTGGTGGAGAAGATAAAAGAAATTCATCAAGTTGGATATTAAAAGAATGGTCTCAACCTACGACTCAACGTAAATGGGGAACATATAAGATCTTAGATACCAATGGACAATGGAGAGTTAAAGAATTAAGTTTTGATGTTGGTCAATCATTAAGTGACCAAAGACATTTTCATAGATCTGAACATTGGCATATTGTAAGTGGTTCTGTTTTAATGGAACTTGATAGAGATGATGGCATGCCAGGATCAAAGCATACTAAAATTTATCACGCAGGTATGAGTGTTGACATTCCAAAAGAAACATGGCATAGAGCAACTAATGTTGGTAAAGAATCAGCAAAAGTAATCGAAGTATGGCTTGGAGATAAACTCGAAGAATCTGATATTGAAAGAAGAGACTGAGTATAAATAAACTATATAACATTTAAACGCTAATAGTCGGAGGACGAAGATGGCGATAAAGCTAGCTGGCACTACTGTAATTGATAATTCTGTCGTCATTGGTACACTTGATGGCAATGAGTCATTCTTTGACAATGTCAATTTTACAAACTTTCATCCTGATGTACAAACAATTCCTGCGAACGGTCAAGTAGCAATCGGAGATAGTGATTCTGGAAGCGCTTCTAACCAAGGCTATTCTGTATTTACTTTTGCCATGACTCAAAACTTACAGTTTACTTTTAATCCATCTGGATCTTTTTCTTCTGGACACTTTGGTAGTCATTTTACTATATACTTAGATCGTGGTGCTTCTGGGTATACTCCAACTTTTGCTGCTCAATTTGCGTTTACAACAACGCCTAGTTGGTCAGGAGACAGGTATTGGACAATCAGCGGTGTAATATGGCCTGACGGCGTCGCAAGATGTACCGCCGTACCTTTTGATGCAGTTAGTACTCCATCATCCTCATTTAGTAATTTTTTAGAAGGTCTTGGCCAACAGTGGGATAACACAAACAGTTCTTATGGATCAGGTACGCCTTGGGCAGCAGCTTCTATATCCTTTAATCATGACGCGGCAAACAATAGAGTTACAGTAGTTCACGGAACTGGTAATTCAAGAGTTGGAACTACTCAATATACTACATATGCAAACTATACAGGACTTACTGGAATAACATCAGTTGAAGTTCAGTATAATCCAGGCACTCAAACCTGTTCGGGGTCCAATTGTGGATCTAACTCAGGACAAAGCTACGGGCCGTTACCAACTGACGACGGCAAGGCAGCAGGAACTTATTATAGTTGTGCTTCTTCTACCGTGTTCTTTGGTTGGACTGCCGAGGCAGATAGTAACTCAGGATCTGATAGTATTACGACAGCATCGTTTAACTCGTCTGACCCAGATCTTAGAATTAAAATTGTATGTAACGAAGGAACTTTTTATTCAACAGCTGATGTTGGTTCATTGCAGTTATTTGTTAACTTTGGACCAAATGCAGGCTTCGGCGGAGGAGGTCTTTAATGGCAATTAAAATAACAGGAACTTCGGTAATAGATAGATCCACAAGCGCACCTTTAGCAGGGATGCGGTTTAAAAATCTTACTGGAGTAGAAGGTGAATACGATAATGTCCAACCAAAATACTCAACACAAACGATTGGGACAGGTAATTTAACGCCCTCCATGGCAGATGAACATCAAGAGTTTTTAACACTGAATGGTTCTAATGTAATCATACAAGGAATATCTGGTACTACAGGTGGTGATCAATTTACATATTTTGTTGACGGTTCTAACCAATTACATGATTTATCATTTGTATCTGGTGGTAGTATAACTTGGCTTTTTGAAAATGATTCAGAACCTGATTGGACAACCGCAAGATATTGGACCATCGTTATAACATCTTGGGACGCGTCTGTACATTCAGTCACAGCGACAAGTTGGGGAGCATAAGAAATGGCTTTAACAGGATTATTTAAATCATCAAAAGTTGAAAGAGAAGACGCAGATGGTAACGTGTGGGAAGAATGGATTCAATATCCAGAACACGATAATGAAGAAGATAATTTAGCCGAGCTGCTTGAAGCTATTAACAGGTTAAATGGAGATTAAGAATGTCGATTAAAATAGCTGGAACAGTTGTAATTAACAATGATAGAGAATTAAAAGAAATTACTGGAAATGTAGGAAGAATTAAAACTAATAATTCTGGTTATGGAATTAGTTCAACTACTGATAATATAAATTTTTCAACTCCGATGATGAATTGTATATTAGGTGGTGATACCACTTTTACTGAAACTTCTGTACTAGTTGGAAATTCTGCACAGATGTTATTAGACCTTAGTACAAATAATCATACACCAACGTTTTCATCAAATGTTAGTTGGGCAGACGGAACAACTCCAACATGGTCAGGTTATCAAAGATGGCACATATGTTTTACTGTAATAGCCGCAGACGAAATTAGAGCAGTTGCTTTTGGATATACTGCTGCTAGTGGTGGTACTCCTCTGGGTTGGCCTGGAGCTACTACAATTACTGCTAGAGAAGGTGGAACTAATCTTACTGGAGTATCAGACAAGCACGTAAGTTTGAGTTATGGAGTACAAGATCCGGTCACCTCTACTTCAAGTTGTACTGTAGCTTTTTATAGAAGATCTGTTAATGGCTCAGAAATATTCTTTACTCCAACTGGTACAGGCGGAGCTACTAACGGATATTATACTCAAAGCTCAGGTGCATTTGTATCAAGAACATCTGGTCAGACAACCGAAATATGGGAAGAAAACTCAGTATCACCGGACTCAACTCGATGTGTTATTAAATCAACAAGTGGAACTATTATATCAGATACAGGATATGTTGCGTCGGCCTCAGTTGGAACAGGTGCATCAGCGTCTGTATCCACTACTGCATCAACGACTTCTTCAATGGGAACAAACACAAGTAATAGTACAACTACAAGACTTCTTGAATGTTGGGCTCGAAAGTCAGGATACGAAGATACTAAAGTAGCTACCTGGAGATTTGAGGCTAGTGCACAGGCATCAGGATCTGGATGTTTCCTTGGATCAGCCAACTTATATAGGTGGAATGTTGATACCAATACTGTTAACATTATGACGTTAGATTCAGCTTACAGCCAATGGTCAAGTAAAGAAGATGGTGAAGTTCATTATGTTATTGGAAAAGACGGTTTGCATAAAGAAATTACAGGGTTCAGAACTTTCCCATTACAAGATACTTTTTACGCTATAAACGGAAGTGATGCTTTTGTTTCAAGTACTCACCCATTCTTAACAACTGACGGGTGGAAATGTCCTGGAGAAGATACTGATAGCCCAGATTATCCAGACCTCGATTTAACACAGCTTGCAGTAGGAGATATATTAAAGAAATATAATTCTGAAACAAATGAATATTATGACGAAGAAGTAACATCGATTATTAGAGGACCAGAAAAAGTTAGAGATGTATATTCGCTTAGTGTTGGCGGAGACGATACATATATTGTTGATGGACACATTGTTCATAATAAGTAAAGGAAATAAGAAATGACAAGTCATACATTTAATACCGTAGCAGGAACAACCGCAACTGGTGGAACTGGCGGTGGCGCGGCAGGTGTTACTAGTAATGTAGTAACAGACCTCGTAGCAGATCAAAGTGAAGGTAGTGGGTTTGTTCATAACCAAGTTTGTAATGGTGGCAGCTCAGCCAACGCTGACACAATAATGGGTTTACAATATACAGCGTCAAGTTCGACGTTACGTTTAATAGCCACTGATGATAGTTTAGCTACAGGAACTGGCAGTGGTGCAACACGTTTTGACTATGCATATGCAAGAGGACCTAATTCTACAAGTAACGCGCAAACAACATATAACGACCAGACTGGTGGAAGTAATGGACCACAAGGTACGTCGGGTTCTTACGAATGGCTAGAAACACAATATACTGATGGGGAAGGATTTACAGAAACAAGAATAGACGTTAGATGGAATAGTGTATTCGTATTTCAAGCTATGATATATGTCGGCCAAGGTTCAGTTACTGGTAGTGACGGATTAACATATACAAAAGGTTCTCAGTTTAACACATCTGGATCTGAAACGCGCTACCAACTAACACAATCGGACCCAGGAAAATCTATGTACGTGAATCAAACGACAAGTGGGACTATTACAGGTATAAGAATGAAAGTTACTGTTAATAACGTTAATAATGCGTCCGGAAATATTGCACCTCTACGAAGCTTAACTAATACTGCTGGCGGTAATCATTCTCTTACAGCAACCGGAACTTTTGATAGTGGATGGTTAACAAGTAATATGTCTACTGGATTAAATATAGTAGTAAGGCATCTGCCAAATATTGCCGGAAGTTCGTCTGGTAATTGTACTTACCTATTCCAAGCAAGTGTAGAATTATGGGCAAGAGCATCTGGTGTAAGTGATACGAAAGTAAAAGATTTCTTAATGAGCGCGAGTACAATTATAGCTTTATAATATAGATAAATAATAAAAAACAATAGAGTAAATTAAAATGGCACAACCAACAACAAGAGAACAATTCAAAAGCTGGGTACTCCGTAAGCTAGGTGCTCCTGTGATTGATATTAATGTGTCGGACGAACAGATTGATGACCGTCTTGATGAAGCTATAGATTTCTGGAGAGATTATCATTATAACGGAAGTCAACTTGTTTATATGAAACATCAGATTACTCAAGAGAATAAAGATAACGGTTATATAGAACTACCTACAACAATACTTGGTATTTCAGGTATCTTTAATATGCAATCAAGTATTTCTACAGGTGGTGGAATCTTTAATGTTCAGTATCAATTTGTTTTAAATAATCTTGAAGATATTACTGGATATAACATTACAAATTATTATATGTCAATGCAGCATTTAGAATTCTTACAAGAAATGCTTGTTGGCAAACCAATGATTCGTTACAATAAACACATAAACAGATTACATATAGATTCAGGGGTTGACTCAATGCCTGTTGGTGAATACATTATTATAGAAGCATATGATGTAATTGATGCAGATACTTATTCTGATGTATGGGGTGATCGTTGGTTACAAAACTATGCCGCTGCTTTAATTAAAGAACAGTGGGGATCAAACCTAACTAAGTTTACAGGTATGCAACTTGTAGGCGGTGTATCATTCAACGGAGAACAAATACTATCTGATGCCAAAGAAGAAAGGCGCTTAATGGAAGAAGAAGCCATTGAGAATTTACAACCTCTTCAGTATAATTATATCGGATAAGTAATGGCTACGAATACATTCTTTAATAATTACTCTCAAGTTCAAGAGCAGTCTTTAATTGATGATTTGGTAATAGAATCTATCAAGCAATATGGTGTTGACGTTATATACATCAGTAGAGCAATTAAAGGCAGAGATGTAATTTTTAACGAAGATGATTTTCCAGAATATAACGAAACTTTTGAATTTGAAACCTATGTTAAAAGCATGGAAGGTTTTGAAGGAGAAGGTGATTTCTTATCCAAGTTTGGTTTACAAATAAGAGATACATTAACTCTCACAGTTGCGAATAGAACATTTGAAAGACATGTAACTCGAGAGGTTGTTGAACTTACTCGTCCTAGAGAAGGTGATTTAATTTACTTCCCTTTAAACGAAAAGATGTTTGAAATTAAATATGTTGAACATGAAAGCATATTTTATCAAATGGGACAAACACAAGTATATGACATGCAATGTGAATTGATTGAATATGCTAACCAAAGATTTAATACTGGTCGTTCTAACATCGATGATTACTTTGCTGCATATAATACAGACATCGAAGTAGATGCTAATAATGCAACTTTATCTGTACTTGCTGCAACTGATGATAACGCAAGTAACCTCGACTTTGAAATTGAAGCAGACGGTATAATTGATTTCTCAGAAGTAGATCCGTTTAGTGAAAACATATCAATAAGTGATACCTAATGGCAATAGCAAATTATTTTTATAACTCTACGATTCGTAAATATGTTGCTTTATTTGGTACATATTTTAATCAATTAGAAGTTCGTAGAACAAGCACTGATGGTACTTTAGATCAGAGGCAGATAGTACCTATATCTTACGGACCATATCAAAAGATTTTAGCAAGGCTTGATCAAGATCCTACTTTACAAGGTGGAGCAACTCAAGATGCGTTTGGTAAACCAACTGCAGGTCAACCTTATGCTATGACATTACCTCGTATGGCATTTGAGTTAACAAGTTTTGCATATGACGCAGAAAGAAAAGTTTCACCAACAAGAAAATTAAGAAAGAAAGTTGTAGATGTAGATAACGGTGGCAGACGATTTGTATATTCAGGAACTCCATATAATATGGGATTCAGTTTATACATCATGGCAAAATACAACGAAGATGCCGTTAAATGTTTAGAACAAATATTACCATTCTTTAATCCTGAGTTTACAAGTACTGTAAATTTAATACCAGGTTTAGAAGCAATAGATGTCCCTCTCATATTAAGTGATGTGACATCAGAAGATTTATACGAAGATGCCTTTACAACAAGAAGAAGTATTTTATATACATTAAACTTTACAATGAAAGGATGGTTCTTCGGTCCTGAGAAGGATAAAGCAGTTATTAAATTTGTTGATACAAGATTGGCAGCTGATACGGCTGCGGATACTCGTTTCGAGGAATTCGTAACAGGACAACCAGGTTCTACAGCAAATAATGTAGCAACCTCCGATATAACACAAACGATAGATTATAGTTTGATTGAGTTTGACGATAACTGGGCTTACATAGGACAAACATCCGATACTGAACCCAGTTAAGAAGGAATTATTATTATGAGAATTGGATTTACATGTAGTAGCTTTGACTTACTCCACTCCGGACATGTTCAAATGTTGAGAGAAGCAAAATCTCAATGCGATTATTTAATGGTAGGATTACAAATGAATCCTGCACTTGACCGACCTAAAGAAAAGAATCATCCAATCCAAAGTATTGTTGAAAGATATACTCAATTAAAAGCAGTGAGTTATGTTGATGAAATCATTCCTTATAACACTGAACAAGACCTTATAGACATTTTGGAATTGTATCATATTGATGTTCGTATCTTAGGTGATGAATATAGAGATAAAGAATTTACAGGTAAAGATATTTGCCGAAAAAGAGATATTGAATTGTTCTTTAATAAAAGAGATCATAGGTTCAGTACATCGGGTTTACGAAAGGCTTGTGCTTGGGTAAACAAGGACGGTGATTGGAAGATGACCGCTGAGGGATAAATAATACTATGAAAGATAAAGATGATAAAATTGCCCAAGTACTTAATATGAGACCTTTAGATGAAGCAGCTGAAGAGCAGCAAGAAGCAATAGATAGATTAAATCCAGAAAAGATGCCTGATCTACCAACCAATTCTTTTTCTACTAACGAAGAAGTCGAACTTGTAGAAAGTGTAGATTCTGTTAAGAATTTACCGCAAGAAAGTGTAGTTGCACCACCTGCTGTTATTGAAAAGAATGCCGCTGAAAATTTAAAAGATATTGAATTGGCAAAGGCAAACATCGAGAATATTATTAATCTTGGTGATGACGCAGTTCGAGAAATGACAGAGATCGCAAAACAATCCGAATCTCCTCGAGCGTTTGAAGTTGTATCTACCTTAATGAAAACATTACTTGATGCAAACAAAGATTATGTTGAAATGTCAACAAAGAAAAGATACGCAAAAGAAGAAGATGTATCAAATCAAACGCAGGTTACGAATAATAATTTAATTGTGTCTACTTCCGATTTACTTAAAATGATTAAAGGCGACGAAGATAAGAAATGAATAATTTCGATAAAGGGTATCTAGGTAACTCCCATCTTAAAAAGATTGGTGAGCAGATAGAATTTACCCCAGAGATGCTTCAGGAATATATGAAGTGTGCTGAAGATCCTGTATACTTCGCCGAAAACTATATTAAAATTGTACATGTTGACCACGGATTAGTTCCAATGGACATGTATGAATACCAAAAAGAAATCACTCAAAAGATTACAAAGTCAAGAAGAGTTGCTGTCCTTACATCAAGACAGGCAGGAAAGACTACGACTGCAGTAGCAGTTATATTGCACTACATCTTGTTTAATGAATTTAAAACCGTAGCTATATTGGCAAACAAGGGAGACGGTGCTCGAGAGGTTTTAGGACGTATTCAGTTAGCTTATGAAGCATTACCTAAATGGATGCAGCAAGGTATTGAGGAATGGAATAAAGGTAACATTACTTTAGAGAACGGTTGTAAAATTTACGCAGGTACAACTACTTCTTCTGCCATTCGTGGTAAATCTATTTCTTTTCTATATCTTGATGAGGTTGCGTTTATTGAAGGATTTGATGAATTCTTTGCTTCAGTATATCCAACGATTTCATCTGGTAAAACTACAAAATTATTAATGACATCTACACCAAACGGATTAAACCATTTTTGGAAAACATGTAAAGGTGCCAAAGAAGGTACAAATGGTTATGAATATGTTGAGGTTATGTGGAACGATGTCCCAGGTCGAGATGAACAATGGAAAGAGGAAACTCTTGAAGCGTTAGATTTTGATAACGAAAAATTTGAACAAGAATACTGTTGTCAGTTCTTAGGTAGCTCAGGTACACTAATAAGCGGTGCCAAACTCAAAGAACTTGCACCTTCTACGCCAATACATGAGGCGGAAAACATAACTCAATATGAAGCACCACAAACGGACCGCTCATATGTTATGGTAGTTGATGTATCAAGAGGTAAGGGTCTTGATTACTCAGCGTTTAATATACTTGATACGACGGAGATGCCTTACAAGCAAGTATGTGTCTTTAAGGATAACACCATAAGTCCAGTAGACTTTGCCTCCGTTATATATAGAATAGGGCTGATGTACAATGAGAGTGCTGTGTTAATTGAAATTAACGATATTGGTGAACAAGTTGCTGATATACTCTTTATGGATTACGGCTATGAAAATCTTCTCTTTACTGAAAACCACGGGAGAGCCGGGAAGCAA